CAATGCAACGGCAACTTCTCTCCCAATACCCTTTGCGGCACCGTCGCTGGTGGTCCTCCCAGTCAGGTTCCTGCAAGTACCTTTACCCAATTCGTAACCCTTGAACAACAAAACGTTTCTCCTAAATGTACTGCATCTAGCGGTGCAGACTGCACCCCGGCATTGAATGCTGCGCAAGCGGCAATGACTAATAACGCTACCCCGACCGTGATTATGTTTGGGCCTGGGACGTATAAGTTCTCCGAAAAGCCAAATGACTTCACCGTTGGTGTAAAGCTCTGGTGCCCAGGTGGCGCATCTCAAACTACCCTTGACCGCTTTTACAGCGGCGGCTCTTCCACGGAAGGCTTCCTAACTTGGAGCGGCGCAGGAGCTATCGGTGGTGGTACCTTCGGTTGTCAAGCTGTTGCTGATAATACTTCGTCTAATGGCGTAATGTTAAAGTTCATAACCGGAGCTGGCGTGGTTACTGGTTACGGTAATGTTGAAAACACTGTTGTAAGTTATAATAGCACAAGTGATTACACCTGGGCACTTTATGTTGATGGCAGTCTTAACACCACCTCAGGTTCACAGGGCTATCGTGATATACGAGTGGTTAATAGCTATCTCTTTCACGGCTTTACAACTGCTCAATCGATCTTTTTAAGCAACGCTACAAACTTTCTAGGTACTGGAGTTTGGGCGGATGGTTCAGTTATTATGAGCGGCGGTGGTACGGCCTTGAGCAATACTACCAATGCAAACTTCGATGGCATAGTTCTTGGGACGATGACAGTTGGCAACGCCACACTTGTCAATGTATCAGGTCAGATAAACGATTTAATCTTTTCAGTAGGAACAACTAATAGCTGCGCCTCTGCATATGTCCCACCAGGAAACTATTCTGACTTTGGCACTGGGAATATGAAAGGCGGTTGCTCGGTTATGACCGGCGCGACTGGTGGTGCTGCTGGGTATTCTGGCATTATTGGTCAACCTCTTGCTGGGCAACAGAATTCTGTTTGGCTTGGTAGCGCCAACTGGTATCAGCTTGTTAGCCCTGGTACAGTGAACCAAATTCCATATTACCCCGGTACCGGCATCGGTCTTTCTCCAACTACTCTTCCTACGCTGTTCCTTGCAACTGTTTGTAATACTCGTGGATCGATATTAGAAATCGGCGCGGGGCCCTCTCCAGGTTGCTATGGTCCTGGTACCGCTGGGCAAATCTCAGTCTGGCAAGGGGCTGGCGCTGATCCATCCAATGTCTCTATCAATGGCGACTGTACTTTGAATTCTAGCGGCGCACTCAGTTGCCCATTAGCTGGAACAGGCTTAACCAAAAGCGGCACTGTTCTCAACTCCAACGCGGAGATAATTGACACTTGGGCTCCAGGCAACGTCACTTCCATTACCAATACCAAAGGCGGCTTTACCGCATGGAAGAATGCAGCAACGGTTGATAATATCACCGCTAGCGCATCGGCATTTACCTGTTCGGTCACCGCGGTTATCTCATTGTATGATTGTGGGACCTCTGCTACTTGCGCTTCCCCGACTTTGATCGGTGGGGTGGGGATCAATGCTGCTGGAACCGCTGTCAGCGCACAAACCCTTTCCTCTACCGCGATCAACGCTGGAGATTATACCGCCTGGGAATATTCCGCAGGGACCTGTTCTTCGTTGACAGCGATGGGTAAAGCACAGATACATTCGAACTAAGAGGAAAGATGCCAAGTACCTCCCCTAAGCAAGCCCGCTTCATGGCAGCTATCGCCCACGATCCTAAGTTCGCACATAAGGCTGGCGTTCCGCAGAGTGTGGGTCGTGAGTTCAACAAAGCCGATGCCAAGACCGGCATCCTTCGAAAGAAGAAACCTAAATGACCGAAGCCCCCGAAGTCAACCTCGACGAGCTTACCGAGAAGGGCCTTCTGCTTCGCATTGCGCAGGAGCTAGGCCATATCCGTCGAGGGATGTCTGGCGTCCTTGGCTACATCCGCGACGCCGAGGCCGATATCCCTGAAAAGTACCGGCGCTTCGTAAACGCCTTCCACGACATCCACGACATCAAGTACATGTACGAGGAGCATGGGTCGGAGGTTCCTGAATATATCCTTAGCGAAATCCGCCGAATGGATGATCGCTATCGGCAGATACTCAAGGAACTCAACGCCGAAGGCGGAGCTTTCAACAAAGTTCGCCGAGAGATGTCTAAGGACCCTGACAATCGCTATGAACACGTTAAACATCTAGCACCACCAAAGGAGCAAGTATGAAGCAAGGTTCAAGTAGCTACAACCGACCACAGATGAAGCGGGAGCCCATCCCGCACGCGCAGAGCGTTGCTGGCGTAAGCCAAATCGGCACCGCGCTTGGCAACAAAGCCACTGATGTCCCTGGCACCCTCCCTGGTGGGGCGAAAGCTCTGAACAAAGGTCGTGGGTTCTCCGCCCCTCACGACGAAGGACGGACTATTCACCATGGCGGATCGCAAAGGAAACATGACTAATGTCACTTGATATCGATCGTATCAACGGCCTACTGACCATCGTCAAGGAAGCCGCAGGGCATCCGACGAAACTCCGCTCGCTCGGGGCCCTTGCGATGAGGAAGCTTGAAGGGCGGGACGCCGATGCGAAGAAGGAGCATGATGAGCTCTTGAAGAAGGATGCCGCTGACGCGGCCAAGGCAAAGGCTGACGCAGATGCAAAGGCCAAGAGGATCGTCGAAGAGGACGCGAAGAAGAACGAGTTGACCTCCCGCCCGCAGGTCAAGGCCGTTGTTCCCAAAGTGGCCCCAGTAGCCGAAGAGTCCGAGGCCGAACCCGTCAAGCGCCGTGAAGTCCCAGAGGAGGTAACCAATGGCTAGAGATATCCTTTCCGAATACGGCCCCGACTCGCCGAACCCACAAGCGTCGAAGATGTCCGGGAGTGGACAGGTCACTTGCAAGCCCCTCCGCTACGATCCCCCAAAGGGCCCACAGGGCCAGGGCCATTCTGGTCCCGGCCTTGGGGGCGCCAACCTTGGCAACTGCGGCACCCAAGGCCGAACCACCTGCGCCTCGGATTACGAGTCCGGCGACGCGGGCCTCGGTGGGGCCAATCGTGGTATGGGTACAAACCGCAAGGGGTAGCCTGTGGTAGCCCTCGTCGACATCGGTAATCGAGCGCTTCAGTTGGCGGGCACGAGGACAAACATGTCCGCCAACGAGCTTGCGACAAGCGGGTCGAACGAAGCGATCCAGACTAACCTTGTCATCTACAACGTTCGAGACGAACTCCTTCGGATGGCGCCGTGGGACTGCGCGTTCAATTTCAACAATCTCAACTACATCACCTCCACCCCAGGCACGCCTGAGAACACCTCCCAGATCACGCAGACCTGGGTCAAAGGCCAACCCGCGCCGCCATGGAGCTACGAATATGCGTACCCAGGTGATTGCCTCCGTGCTTGTTGGGTGGTTCCTTGGCTCAACACTGGCTTTGCTGGTGGGATACCTATCACCACCGCAGTCACGTCCGTTGGGATGGGGGCCCCGACTAACTGGGGCTCTCCACCTTCTCCTTTCAAGATAGGGATTGATCAATTCTATTCCGTAGCGTCGATGACACTTGGGGCGGCTGGGCTTGGCTATGCAGTAGGGGATTTGATCTTCCTCGCCCCTGGACAATACTCGCCCTCGAATATCCCCACGAACAATCCCCCGATTGGGGGCCCAGCGATCGCGCAAGTCACCGGCATCGGTGTAGGCGGAGCCATCACCTCCATCGCTATGGTCAACACCTTTGCCCAATCTCAGCCTGAGAATAGCGAACCGCTCTCGGGGCAATACTTCGCCGTCCAACCCTCGCCCATGGCCCAAGCTTCGACCACCGGCTCAGGCACCGGGGCCACGATCAATGTCACCTTCACCGCCACGCAGAGCGATCAGCGCGTGATCTGGACTGGGCAAGAGTTCGCAACCTTGGCCTATATCAAGCAAGTCACTGACCCGAATGTGATGGACCCGCTCTTCATCTCCGCTTGGGTCCATGCCCTCGCTGGCTATGTCGGCTACCAACTCCATGGCTCGGTGCAGAAGTCGAACATGGAGATTGGGTTGGCGAATAACGTGATCATGGAAGCGAGGAAGGCAGATGGGAATGAGGGGCTCACTGTCAATGATGTGATGCCGGACTTCCTCCGCATACGTGGAGGCTACTCGCCGAATTGGGAATATAGTTCCTCCATTGGTGGTTTCAATTGGGGCCCCTTGCTCACGGCATTTTAGATGGCACAGCCTCATATTCAAACTTCATTTGCTTCTGGTGAGTTCGCACCTAAGCTGCGATCGCGAGTTGACATCGCCAAATACCATAACGGCGCCGCGCTGCTCCGAAACTTCTTCGTCGACTACTCCGGCGGGGGCGCCTCCACCCGCCAAGGTACCAAGTTCATCAATCAATGCAAAGCCGCTGGCGCAAGGCTGATCCCCTTCCAGCCCTCCACCACCCTCTCGTACGTCCTCGAGTTCGGCCAAAACTACATTCGGTTCTACTCCAATGGCTCACCAATCTTGGAAGCAGCGACTACTATTTCAGGCGCGACACAGGCTAATCCAGGGGTTATTACTGACACTGGCCATGGTTATCTTACTGGGGATTGGATTTTTATCTCTGGTGTGGTAGGGATGACGCAGCTGAATGGCAATTATTACATTGTCGTTCGGCTTGGGGCCAACACCTACTCACTGACTGACCTAAACGGGAACGCAATCAATACCACTGGCTATGGCGCCTACATCAGTGGTGGCACGGCCCAACGTGTCTATACCATCGCCTCTCCTTACAATACCTCCGACCTATTCCCAAATCCCCTGACCGGCAACCCAGGGATCAAGTTCGTCCAAGACGTTACCTCCCTTATCATTTGCCACCCATCCTATCAACCTCAAATCCTAACTATCATCGCGGCGGCGAACTGGACCTTAGCCACGATCAACTTCGGTCCTACCATCGCAGCACCGACCGGTATCACCAACACCGGTAGTAGCATCCCCGGAGGCGGGACCGGCTGGTACTACGCCTATGTAGTAACCGCGGTTGATGTGAACGGCCAAGAGAGCCCACCAAGCGCGATCAATTCACTCGGTAATGGTGGGTTCTTAGGCAACACCTCTGGCGTTGTCATAACCAACTGGAGCGCTGTTCCAGGTGCGGTGAGTTACAACGTTTACAAAGCCACCGTAACATTCAATGCCGCGCCACCTACTGGTGCCCAGTTTGGCTTCATCGGCAACGTCACTGGGCTCTCATTCTCCGACTCATACCCAATGCTGCTTCCTGATTTTTCGCAGACTCCACCTATCGCACAGAACCCATTCCTTGGAGCGCCGGTGAAGTCGGTAACGGTAACCGCAGGGGGGAACTACGCCGGTTCAACGATACCGATCTTAACCATCGACGCCCCGAGCAGTGGTGTGCAGGCTACCGCCCAGGCGACGGTGAGTCTTGTTCCAAGCACAGTAAACACGGCCGGTATTGGATACTCCGCCGGTGAAGCGGTAGCTTTCTCGCCGGGCATTCTTATCCAAGTTCTGACTGTCGATGGCTTTGGTGGTATCCTTACCTTCAAGACGATTTATAGCAGCACCGTTCAAGGTCCTGGGGTCCCGATTGGCTCAACCGTTGCGGCTTCTGCTGGTCAGACTGGGTCGGGGGCGGTGCTTAATATCACCGCGCCAATTATCTCTGTGCAGATGATTGGGGGTGGTTCTGGGTATACGTCTGTTCCTAACGTCACTCCCTCTGCGGGGGCCGCAACCTTTACCGCGGTCTTGGGCACGGCCTCCCTTGGCAATCCTGGTGTGCCTGGGTTTATACAAGAACGGTTAATGTTGGCCGCGCAGTTGCAGGGGTTGCAATCTTATAATCTATCTCAGCCCTCAAGCTTTTTTAACTTCAACACCTCTAACCCGAGTGAAGATGACGACGCGATTTCGGGCACGATCATCTCCGAGGAACTGAACGATATCCGTAACCTGACTCCTGTTCCGACGGGGATGATTGCTTTTACTGGCAAGGGCGCTTGGCTTATCAATGGCGGTGGGGGCATCTCGACGCAGACCCCGATCACGCCGAGCAACCAAACCGCGCAGCCTCAAGGCTTCAACGGCGCGAATGATCTTAAGCCGATTAAGATCAATATGGATGCCCTTTACGCCACTAACAAGGGCAACTACGTTCGCGACCTGACCTACAACCTCTACGCTCAAATCTTCACCGGGTCGGACATCTCCGCCATCGCCAACCATCTCTTCTTCGGCCGCTATATGCTCGATTGGGCATGGAGTGAGGAGCCGTTTAAGGTCCTTTGGGCGATCCGTGACGATGGGCAGATGATTTCCTTGACCTTCGTTAAGGAACAAGAGGTTCAAGGTTGGTGTCACCATGACACCAATGGTCAGTTCAAATCGGTTTGTTCGGTTATCGAGAATGTCAATGGCAATATCGTCGATGCAGTCTACCTCATCGTCCAACGCCTCGTCAATGGCAACACTGTCCAGTATGTTGAGCGGATGGCGGATCGATACTTCCCCTACGGGTACGAAGATGCTTGGTCGGTGGACTGTGCCCTTCAAACCACTCCCCTCCTCACCGGTGGAGGCACTAGCACAACCGCCACTGCATCTGGGAACGTTGTTGGGTCTAGCGTCAGTATCACATTCTCACTTAACCTAGGCTGGGCTGCTGGCAATATCGGTCAAGTTATCCGAATGTCTGGGGGGATATTTAAGATCACTGCGGCTCCAGCCTCCAATCAAGTAACCGCAACGGTGGTGCGGGCAGCAACTCTGTTCAACCCTTATACCAATATCCCTTTAACCGATGCAGGATGGACATCATGGGAACCGGTTACAAGCGTCAGCGGCCTCACTCAGTTGATCGGCCAGTCTGTAGTTGGAGTGGCAGACGGTGCGGTAGTCGGACCATTTGTCGTCTCCGCAACTGGCTCAGTCGCCTTAGGCGTGACCGCCACGAAGGTTACCCTGGGGCTTGCGTACTTACCACAGTTGCAAACCCTCCCGCTGGAGCCCGCTTCGCAGAAGGGGACGACGCAGAGCAAACGTAAGAAGTTCCCCGACATCGTCCTCCGCGTCGCAGACACCCTCGGCCTCCAAGTCGGGACCTCCTTCGCCAACGCGGTGGCGATGAAGGATTTCCAAATCGGGGCGATCCCTTCGCAATCGACGGGGCCTGGGCAGGTCGTTACCGACTTGGTCAATCCCTCTACCTCGTCGACTGGCAATGTCGTTGACGGCTTCACCGTTAACGACCCACTCTGGCAAGAGATCGGGCAACTCTGCATCCAGCAGAACCTTCCTTATCCGGCGACGATACTGGGGATAATCCCAACCGTAGTTGTGGGGGATGAATGAGTGTAGATATTCTGGCAAAGGCCCCGGCGAATACCAGCGACCTGATCCACCGTTCCGCGGTCGCGCATATCCCTGGAGCGGAGGAGATATTCAAGGAGTGCATCTGGCGTTCGATCGAGATTAGGCAGGGGCTCGTGGATGGGAAGGTCGCCTGCGCGTGGGGGTTGATCCCGCCGACGATCTTGAGCAATACCGCGTATCTCTGGCTGCTCACGACGGATATCATCGCCGAGCATAAGTTCCTTTTCATCCGCCATTCGCAGCGGTACATCGAAGAGGCTTTGAAGAAGTACCCGACCATCATTGGCGACGTAGTCGGCTACAACCCATCGGCGAAGCGGTGGATAAAGTGGCTGGGTGGGGAGTTTGGGCCAGCGATCTTGGGGCGAACGCCATTTACAATAAGGGCCAAATAGCATGTCAATGGCCGGGGTTGGCATTGGTGCATCGGCGGCTGGCGCGGGGGTCGGCGCGATTGGGAGCCTTTTTCAAGGGCAAGCCCAATCTGCGATGTACAATTACCAAGCGGGGGTGGCACAGGTTAACGCCACCGTCGCGAAACAGGATGCGACATACGCCACCCAAGCAGGGGAAGTCGAGGCCCAGAACTCTGGGATGCGCACCCGCGCTGAGGTCGGCTCCACGCGAGCGGGGATGGCGGCGGGGAATGTGGATATCACCTCCGGGTCTGGGGCGAGGGTCATCACCAGCGAGACCGAGATCGGCCAGCAGAACGAGGCCACGATCCGTGCCAACGCCGCTAAGCGGGCCTACGGGTTTGATGTGAAAGCCGCTGCGGATACCGCTCAGGCGGGGGCATATGACGTAGCGGCTTCAACTTCCAAGACCTCTGGCATCATCGGCGCTGTAAGCTCCGTCATCGGCGGCGCGGGGAACGTCGCGGCGAAGTGGGCCCAGTATGGCCAGAGCTTTGGCTCGGGTAGTGGTAGTGGTCAGTATAACACCGGCTCAAGTGTGGATTATTAACCTTGCCCCAAGTACCTTACCAGAAATTCCCAACCGCTGAACCCACCTCGCCGGGGGAAAGCATCTCTGTCCAGACCCCCGGTGCAGCCTTTGGAGAGAACATCGGGGCGGCGCTATCGCATCTTGGGACGACTACCGACCAAGTCGGTAACGAACTCTTCACCCGCGCCATCGCGTTGCAAGACCTCGCGAATGAGAACGCCGCAAGGAATAAAGTTGTTGATTTTACCAACCAAGCTGCTTGGTTGCAAGCAGACTTCGATACTAAGACAGGTATCGATGCTAAGAACGCTCTCCCTGACCATCTAAAAGCCATGGCTGATCTACGCAATAACCTGCGTGGGACGCTGTCGTCCCCAATGGCTCAGAAGTATTTTGACAACGAAGCCGCAAGCTTTCAAAACCGCGCAACTTTCTCCTCCGCTGCGCACGCTGGGCAGCAGTTCAAAGCCTATACGATAGACACCTACGACGCCACTCGTGATATGGCCTTGCGAAATGTCGAAGACAATCCAAACGATCCTAACTACTACCATCAGCAATCGGCCACGGCGGTGGAAGCGGCTAAGCAAGCGGCGATGCTTCGTGCTGGAACGCATGATGAGAACGATCCGATTGTTGCGAATGTTGTTAACAAAACACAACAGGCGATCCTGGCCCGTCAGATTAGAGGCATCGCCCATGACAATCCCCTCGGCGCGCAGAAGCTTTTGGACGCCAATCGAGATAAGCTCGGCGATGAGTTCGAGCCTCTTCAAGGATTGATCGAGACTAAGGGAACCGCCGTAGCGTCCTCGAATATCATTGATGGGGTCCTTAACAAGCACAAGCAGCCCGATGGCAGTTACGACGCCACTACCGAGCAAATGCAGGACGAGGCAAAGAAGCAGGCACAGGACCAGTTCCCGCAGATGTCCCTGCTGCCTCAGCATACCGTCGCTGAGATTAAGTCTCGGTTAATCCAAGAGAACTTCGCGCGGGAGCAGGACAAGCGTGCTAATGAGCAGGCGCTTAGTCAGTTGTTGTTGAAAAATCCAACGGTCATGGACACCCAAGAGCTATTGGCTGTGCCCGGTGGTGATGTGATAGTTAACAAGATGAACCCTAAGGAGAGGTTGGAGTTACCTAATTTTATTAGAATAGCTCGTACGCAGGAGAATAGCCAGGAGTGGCCATATAACAAAGTGCGTGCGAATGGTCTAGCATCTAATAACGTAACTTCGTTTTTGGAACAGAACTTTAACACTTGGAACCTTGAACCAACTGAACGATTGCGATTACAACAACAACAAACCACGCTTGCTCAGAAACCGACGGTGGACCCACGCGTAGCGAGCGCGATGAGCGTTTTGCAAACCGCCTTCCCTTCGCAGCTTGAAGCGATGAACGTCAGACGCGCGGATCGCAACGACCCTGATAGTGATTGGACCCACTTTAATGGAGCCTTGCAGGAGTCCTTGCAGACTTGGCAGGAGGATCATGGGAAGCCTGCGGGGTACGACGATATCATCGGCCCGATATTCAAGGACCTAATGAGCAAGCAAGCAGTCTCGCGCAGCTTCATGCATCCGTTCACCACCGAGGACTTCTCCTTCAAGCAATTCCAGAAGCCTCTCCCAACGGAAGTCCCAGAGGCCTTTAGAACCAAGGCCACCAACGACGCAGTCAAGGCCGGGGGCGTGAACCCCAGCGATGATCAAATCTACCGCGCATACTTGCGCATGGAATACATAAAACTCTTTGGAAAGAGCGATGGCGGAACAGGATCAGGACCAGGGGCCAACACCCCCAGCCCTCCCATCAGCCGATAACGTAACGAGCTTTATTCTGGCTCAGCAGCAGCGCGCTCGCATGAGCGCTATGCAGCCGATGGTTGAGAGCCCGGATGATGCGCAGCGGGCGATGGAGCTTGCCAAGTCGAGCGGCGCAAACCCTTCACTGGTAGCCGCTGACCTAGATGGGTTCGAGGCAAGGCAAAAGGCTGCGTACACGGATGAGATACTTAAGAGTAATAAGTATCTTATGGACTACGCCAACTCCCATCCACTGGCTACCTCAGTCTCCAATGGCGATTGGGGAAACTTAGATAAGTTCTCTCAGACTTTACAGAAGGGCGGCAGGGCCAACACCGTCGCTAGAGTGGCCAAGGACTTTGCCGAGGGCATGGGGCTGGACAAACCCATCGGCCTCTTCGGCATGGACGAGCCGACCCTTGACGAAGTCTACGCCCATCCGGGATATGCTGCGATCCTGGGCGCAGCGAGCGTAGTGGGGGCCCTGCCCGACCTCGCCCTTCGCTCTGTTGGTGGTGCGATTAACGCGATCACCCAGTCCCTTCGGCGGCCGTATGAGGCGTTGACAGGTAAGGACGCGACGGAGCAGAGTGAGCAATTCTTGCAAGCGATCTCCGATCCCGCTGCGATGGCCTCGATCGGACCCGCAGCTAGCGAAGCCAGTGAAGTCCTCGGCATGGGCCTTCGCGAACGGGCTAAGATGAAGGCCGAGTTTGACAAGGTCATGCCTTATCTCAAGGCCGGTGAAGCCCCACCGCCTGGGGTAAGTGAGGCGATCGACAAGGTGCGTCAGCAGGAGCAGAAGGAGTTCTCGAAGACGCTTAAGGAGCAGGGGGCTGCTGCTAATGGGACCAACAAGATCACTGGCGACGCTGAAGACTTTAGGAACTTTGTTAAGATACACAACCCCGAGCACATCGAACTCCAAGCTGACGCGGTCCGCTCCCTGTACGGCGAAGACATCCCCACCCCCGGTGACGATCGCTTTGGAGATATCCCTGGGTTCGAGCAGGAGCTACAGTTAGCCGAGCGGCATAATGGCCATGTCCAGGTTCCCCTGGCGGATTGGTTCCTCTTCGCGAATAAGAACCCTGAGGAGGCGAAGTTCCTAGAGAAGTTCGCGGCCATGCCAGGGGGCGTGACGCAGGCGGAGGGGGAGTTGGCGGCGGAGAGGAAGGCGGCAGAGCCGAAGGAAGAGGAAGAGGCCCCAAAGCCAGCCGAGGGCGAGGAGCCCCAAGCCGCCCCAGCCGCGGAGGAACTCAATCCCCACGTCGCCGCCATGGCCTCCATCCGAGACGCCGCGGGACTGAACCCGATCTTTGCTCAGGGGCAAGGGATCATTCCTGATAACGCAGAGAATACCACTGTAATAGCAGGGGACCGAGCTTATCCTGTTAAACACTTCCTTGCCACTGACGCCTTTAAGATGATTGACAAGGACCAACTGACCGGCGTCCCTCGTGTGCTAGCAGAGTTCTACCATGATCGCCTTGATCGAGCTGCTGGCCAGACCCCAGTCATGGTGGTTGATACCCCAACTATGCGAGCGATGAACACTCGCTTTAAATTGAAGCCCGACACCCCAGGCTTTTACTCCCCTGAGGATAAAGCCATCATCATGCGAAGGGATGTTGCTGATGGTCTTCATGGACACAGCGTCGCGGCGCATCTGCTGGTGCATGAGGTTGGTCATGCGGGTTCGTATGAGGCAATAGAAAAGTTCCCAGAGATTAA